GCCATTGCCGATGCATATCTATTCGCAGCCATGCCCTCGCTAATCTGTGCCTTGTCTTGCCATAGCGGTTCACTGCGTGTCGCTTCAAAACTATGCCTTTGCCCCTCTGTCCCCTTCGGCGCTGTGCCGTGAGATTCTTAGCCATGCCTTTGCTCCGCTTATCAAAACTATGCCTTTGCGGTACCGGACTTTGCCTCTGCTTTCAACCCTGTGAGTTGCGTTGCCCCTGCTATTCTTTACTTCGTGCCGCCCTTGCTTTGCTAAGCAGAACCTTCTCCTTCCATAGCTTTGCCCTTGCATTCAATTCACTTCTATGCCTTTGCGGCGCACTTTTCCGCTTTACCTTGCCTCTGCTCACCTAGTCATAGCTTTGCCGCTTCGATTCCTTGCCGATCTCAGCCTTTGGAATTCCGCTCTGGGCCATGCCTTTTCTGTGCCAACCCTATCTATGCCTTCGCTTTCTCCGTGATGCGATGCCTTCGCTATGCAACTTCCTGCTTTCAAAGCTAAGCCTTGGCATACCAAATCTATGCCATAGCGAATAAATCCAATTCTTCCAGCGGAACATCTGTTATCTCAGTTTCATACGAGAATCTGCCAAATCCTGCATTTCTCCATTGTCCCATGCCTTTAAACCTTCCGTAGTCAAGCCACTCAAGAACCGCATCAACGTGACTATCGGACAAGCATATAACATCGAACTCTATCTCGCTTCCTGCCGGGACGGTTTCAGAAGTGGCAAGGGCTATCCTTTCGCCTTGAGCGGTCTGCCCTCTTAACGGCCTCTGAAGTAACTCGACTTCCCCGCCTTCAGGCATCTTTATCGGGATCATCCTCGGCCTTGGAAAGATACACCCATCAATGACTTTTTTGTAAGCCTTGATTTTCAGACTCTGCTTGGCAATGTCCTCCCCCTTGCATCTCTGAAGGGCTGAACAGGAGTCCTTGAAAAATCCTTTTATCTGATAGTCCCAAAACATGGGCGTTCCGTCATCCATGCGTGGAAAGACCGTCATTGTCTTTTCTTCGTATGCCTCGATTCCGATAGCCTCGATTTCCTCTTCCCTGCTCTTTTTGTCAGGGGCTTTGCTCGCAATGTAATCCGCATGGATTTCTTTGTTGTTGCTCTGACTTCCTAAGACTTTCTCGTTGAATGTTACTCTCACCTTGATTAATTTCATTTTTTTCGTCCTTTCTTTTGATTTCAATTTGCAGTTATCTTTTTCGTTGTCGATTCAATTAACTCCCTCATATCCTGTGGCAACTTTTTAAGCGTTGTTTCTCTCTCTGATTGCGTGTTGTACGCTCTGAGGAAGTTTGAATGAATAACGCTCTGAACGGTTGAGGAATCCATCATAGCCCACTCTCTTAGATTCTCAGCTTTCCCTACGGCTTTCTGAATCATCGGCGGGAGTTTATCATATTCCTCCCGAAAGCCGTAGATCCCGTTGCTTAACGCCTTGGAAACCATCGCCCAAGCCTCTTCCGGGGAATCCTCTTTGGTGCTGATGCAATCTATGAGTTGCCCCGGTGTAGGAGCAAAGCCCGAAGTATTCGTCCTTGCGTATATCTTCAAGGCGATCGAGATTTGACCGTATGACAAATCCCCTAATACCTCATGCCATGCATTGACCGCCAAGTCCTTGTTCTCCGGGTGGTAGTTGGGATAGTATACCCCAATGATAGCGAGAACCTGTTTTATCTCTGCTCTCGTCATAGTTCTGTCCTCCCATCCGGCGCAAGCCCCCAAGATGCAAGATATTCCTCCGCAGACATCTCGCCTCGCCTTGTTCCCGATCGTGGCTTATCCATCTCTGAACGCTTCGCCCAATTACGAACCGCTGCCCGCCAATCTTTCATGGGATTCCTGCCAACCTTCCATCCGTTGGATTCGTAGTAGTCGCAGAACTTCTCCGCATCGATGGAAAGACCTTTTTCGAATGCGTAGTCCATGACTTCTTCGGGAGCGGGTGGGACAAAACGCTTGCGTTTTTCCCCCATACCCCCTTTTTCATTCTCTTTATCTTTTTCTTTGTCCTTTACTTTCTCTTTATCTTTTACTTTTTCTTTTACTTTCTCTTTTTCTTTCTCTTTAGGTTTTTCATTTGATAACCTATGGTTTTCGCTTTCAGAAACCACACTTTTTTCTTTTTCTAAACTATCTTTTTTGGACGGTCTACCACCCTTTTTCCCATCCGCATACCTCTTGTTGTTGGCATCGATAACTGGCTTTGCCATTTCGAATAAAGATGCACCGAAACCATCGATATCCGGCTCAATATCCTCCATAGCGTAGGAGAATATTGCCTTCATTGTTTCCTTGTATTCTTCGGGAGGCAAAATATCCATAGCCTTTGCCCAATTCTTGTAAAAAACAAATCCGTCTCTCATTTATCGACCTCCTCGATTTCAATTTCTATTCTTGGCCTCTTGGCATCAACAAAGAACGCATCACTGAAGCCTTTGATGTTCTTCCATCCGTCATTATCCAAAACATGGGTTTTAACAAGTGCATCTTGTATAACCTTCCGCCCGAAGCTGCTTACGTTGTCTAGATCCCGCCGCCTGTTTGGTTCGTACCATGTGTATCTCATAAAAACAGGCTTCCGGAAATGTTGCCCCCGCATCTGTCTGTATATCTCAGACATAACTATTTTCTCGTTATGGGCTTTTACGGAAGCTCCCTTGTAGTGGTTTGTCCTGCAAGCGGTTATGTAGGTGTTGAGTCCATCTAACTTGCCGTGAATAACTAGCTTCATAAATAGTTCCTTCCAAACTCCCTGATAAAGTCCTCTCTCGTCCCGTAATGGGATTCGTAGTACGCTTGACAGGTTTTCTTCAAGAAGATATCCAAAGCACCGTTTGGATTTCTGTGAATGGCCTCTGCCCCTGTTGTGTGATGTTCATGGCAAAGATAAACCACAAAGCCTCTTCTTTCTGCGTTCCTGCGGTTAGAAGAACCATATAGGCAATGATGTCTGTGAAGCCCTGTTAACCTTCCGCAGAAGTAACATTTTCTTTCTTCTTGGATAACGCTTTTTCCCATTGTTCTAATGCCCTCTTCATATCTCCGTCCAAGGGTTTCTCAAGTCCCATTTCTTCCATTTCGCTTATGATCCCGTCAAGCAGCGTTGAGAATTCCTTGGTGTTGTAGGTTGAAGAACCGAAGTAACAAAGAAGCTGAACCGCTCTCTGTCCGTTGATATTGATATCTCCGACCACTTCACATTCTCTCCATTGGCTTTTGACTGCCTCGACAACTTCAGGCTTAACGCAGATATAAGTGTATTTGCCATATCTCTTCAGCATTAACAAATAAATATTCCATTTATCCTGATTCAAGGCGTGAGCAATCTCCCCCAGGCATTGCCACATCAAAGCATTGGCATCCAAAGACCTTTTCTTTCTGTGCTTCTTTATCTCGATATCAAGAGGGGCTTCCCGAAGGGAAAGGCAATCTTTGGCTCTCTCCCTTTGGTCAACCTCTAAAGTTATCCTCGGCCTCCCGGTCAGGAAACTTTCACTCACCCCTATCAAAGTGCCTGTGTATTTCATTTGTCTAACCTATGCTTAACGGCAGCGATCGCTTCAGCAATCCAATCTCCCTCTGCCGATTCTCTTGTCAATCCGCTTTTTTCTAACCATGAATCAAGGTTGATTCCCGCTTGCCTACATAAGCCTTCTAAAACTTTCCATTGGGCTTTGCTTGCGGATTCGCCTTGCTTAATGGGTTTTCCGTAGGAGAAAACATTCTTCCTCAGTTTCGTGTTCGTGATATACAACTCGCAGATTCTTCTACGCTCATCATAAGAAATCTTTTCGACTACGAACTTGTCATAGCAAGTTAGCTTTCCGCCTTTCCCTTCTATGAGTTTGCATTTGTCTGCGGGTATCCATATAAAAGGTGCGGTATAAAGTTCCCTTCCTATGCCAAGATTGAAGCAAGCCCGCTTGAAAGAATCGGATGCTCTGCCTTTCTCTTTCTCGGCGTATGACTCTGTTCCGACATCCTGTTTCCATACCCATTCTCCAAAACCGTTAGGCCGCTCAATCCTGACTCCGATATTACAAAATAACTGGCCGTCAATTAACTCATGGGATCTCTGCCAATTTTCCGCTCCTATGGTTTCGTCAAGGATGTTCATATCACATCTTGCATCC